CGGGAAGAGGACCCAAAGGGCAATGCCTGGGAAAAATCGCGCAGGGCGCAGGATGAGGGCGGCCAGACGCTGTCGGACACCGCCAGACTGCGCAAATCCATTGATTACGCGGCCACGCCAGCCAGGGTCATGGTTGGCAGCAATGTCAAATATGCCCGCATCCACCAGCTTGGCGGCGTTATCAAGCCCAAAAAAGGCAAATATCTCAAGTTCAAGGGCAAAAAAGGCAAGGACATGTTTGTGAAGCAGGTGAAAATCCCGGCGCGGCCATTCATTGGCATTTCCGATGCGGATATGAAAGAGGTTCGGGCCACGATGCAGGATTTTTTAAGTGGAGCCTTTAAATGACTGCGCAGCCGTTGCAGGCAACGCCTGCTTACGGATGCGGCGTCCCCTTTACGGGGAAAGAGCTTGCCCGCGAAACAATAAAGGCGGCGGCGCAAAAGGCGGGGCTGGACCCGGCCAAAGTCTATGAGCTTGTGGAGGCGGACAATCTGACCATCGAACGGCCATATATGACCATCCAGTTTTTGCCGGAAACTTATGCCAGGACGGGCCGCAAGCTGGCTGTGACCCGCACGGAAACAGAACTTATCCGCAAGCGCGAGCTTTACGAGGTGGAGCTTGCCATTGCCGCCAACATCCTCACGAAGGATGAGAAATGGCTGTCTGATTTCGCCTACAGTTTTGTGGCAGCCCTGCCCAGGGGCCTGAATGATGCGAGGGGCAACTGGGTGAAAATCCGGGCGCATAAAGCGCAGTTTTTCAAGCCTGCCGACAAGCGCGTTGGAACCTCTGTAATTGAGGTTTTCACAAAGCGCGACCAGCTCTTTGAAATCACGTTCACTGGCCGGGTCACGGAAGAGGAGCGCGAGCCGCTGCTGCCAAAGGCGACAATTAATCCATACTGGAAGGGATATGCAAATGCCAAAGAAGAATGATGCGACCAGGATTGACGCGGAGAATCCGACACAAACAACCTCTGATGATGCAACTGTGAATGATGCGCCGGAAGTGGCTGACGGTTGCGCCGCCCAAGGGCCGCAAGCCCCGCTATTGGCAATCGCGGCTCTTGCGAACAGGCACAGGGTTCCGTCCTGGCAGCTTGCCGCCGTTATGCGGCTTATGGGCTGGACGGATGATAAGCTGGTGACGGAAATCGAGTTCACTGACGCCTTGACCGCACTTGGCAAGAGGCGCATCGGCGGCGGGAGGATGTAGGCATGGGCGACGTATTAACCTATTTAATAGATGGCACATCCGGCCTGGCTCCGGGCGGCGTGGAGGGCAAGGCGCTTATTTGCGGCGTCTGCTCCAGGGGCGAAGTTGGCAAGGCATATCTCATCGGGCGGCGCACCAACCTTGAGGAAATGCTGGGCGTTGGCCCGCTGGTGAACCGTCTGCGCTCCATGCTTACCACTGGCGGCCAGCAGCCGCTCATTGTGGCCGTGCCCTGCGTTGGCCAGCAGGCCGGCTATATCACCAGCATCAAGGCCAAAAACACCAAAATCATGCCCAGGGCAAGCGGCGTTCCGGCCATAAACGCGGACATCGTGGTCAAAGCCGCCAGAGTGATGGTGGATGACCCTGACGACAGCAATGATCCGCCCGCCCGGATAGAAAAAGACGGCCTGCGCTATTCCACAGATGGAGGCAAGACCTTTTCCGAGGCGGCGCCATATGCCGCGCAGCTTGTCATCGGCACGGGGACGGACGCCACAGGCATTGCCCTGGCATTCCCGGAACTGGAGCCGGGCCAGCAGCTTGAAGCTGACGCGGAGTGGAGCTTTGCCGCCAGATGCGCCATTGGCGATGTGACCCGCATTGGCGGGGAACACCCGCGTAGCGACGCCGCAAGCCCGATGCTGGAAGTCAAGGCTGGCGAAAACGGCGTCCTGGCCGCTGCCGAGCTTGTAGTCAAAATCACAAAAGGCGGCGGGCGCAATGAGGGAACATATCAGCTTTCAGTGGATGGCGGCGACAATTTTGAGCGCGTCCGCACCATTCCCTATGACGGCCTTGTGACCCTGCCGGGCAATGGCCTGGCTCTCAATTTCCCTGAAGGCGATTATGCCATCGGCACAACCTATGAATGCCGCGCCCTTGCGCCATCGCCATCCATTGTGGATGTGATGGAGGCCCTTGAGCCGCCGCTGGCCCTTTATGATGTGGAATTTGTCTATGTGGCTGGCCCTACGGATTCCGTTGACTGGGCGGCCATGCAGAGCAAGGCCGAGGATTTGTGGAATTTGCAAAGGCCGACCTATTTCAAGGCCGAGTGCCGCCTGCCCCATGACAATGAGGACTTGAACGACTATTGCGCCTACCTGCTGGCTGAAAAGCAGGGCATCGCCGCCCGCTTTGTGACCGTATGCGCCCAGTACGGCGAGCTTGTGGACTCGTCTGGCAAGCGGCATATCCGCAATGCTGGCGGCCTCAATGCCGGGCGCGTCATATCCATCCCTGTGCAAAGGGCCACAGGCCGCGTCAAGGATGGCAATGTCTCGCAGCTGACCCTGCCCTTTGGCTGGGAGGCTGTGCAGGCCACGCTTGAGGACGCAGGGTTTATCACAGCCAAAAAATACGCCGGGCTGGACGGCGTCTATTGGGGCGATTCCCGCACTCTGGCCGATGCTGCGAGTGATTTCCGCTATGAGGAGGTTTTGCGCACAGTGTTCAAGGCCGTGCGCCTTTTGCGCGTGGCCGCGCTGAAATCCATGTATGACGAGGCTGGCGACCCCATGAAGGCCACCAATGTTCCCGGCCTGGCCTATCTCAAGGCGAGCCTTGAGAACGCCCTGGACACAATGGTCAAAGCCATCCCGCAGGAGCTTGCCGCCTATGAGGTGGAAATTGTGCCTGGCCAGGACATAGCCAACAATGGCGTGGCTGTGGATATCGCGCTCATCGGCATTCCCATCATTCGTGAAATCAAGCTCTATCCGCGCTATGTTTACGCGGGAGGCGTATTCGATCCCAGAATGGAGGAGAGGTAACGGCGCGATTTCGGCGCATTGCGGCGTCAGGCGGCGTTTTTGCCTCGGTCGCTTATGTTAAATAAGCTCCCGTCGCCAAAAACTTGCCTTCCTTGCCCTGCATCCGAACTTGCGCCGTTCCCGGAAAAGGAGGCTTTATGGCGATTAATGGACGCAATTACGACTGGGAAGATATCCATGTGCAGCTGCCCCACGGCGAGGCGGTTGGCATAACCGGGATCAAATACGGCGACAGCCAGACCATAGAGGCCCGCTACGGGCGCGGAGCCGTGCCGCGCGGCTTTGGCCGGGGGAATTACGAGGCCACAGGCAGCATGGTGCTTGACCGCGATGAATGGGAGCGGCTCAAGAGCCAGCTGGCTGGCGAGGGCGGGGCCATTTACGACCATGCCGCCTTCACCATCGTTGTGGCCTATGCCAACAATGACATGGGCACAGTCACCGACACATTGAAATCCTGCAAAATCACCAAGTTTGACGGCGGCGGCGGGGCGCAGGGCGATGCCAACGCAAGCCCCATATCCTGCGAATTCACCATTCTTGAGCCCATTGAATGGAACGGCACTCCAGCAAAATATGCCGTAGGCAATTTGTAAAGCATGAGGAGTTTGGAAAATGGAAAAGACAGAACGCAAATATGTCGCTTTCACCCATTCTTTCAATGATCCCTGGCTGGGCGAGGCTGGCGAGGATGTGACGCTCACATTCCATTTCGCAAAGCCAACACGTCTGGAAGTGAAACGCCTTCAGGACAAGGCTGTGAAAGATTCGGTGCAGGCGGCCCGCAACCTGCTGCTGGATGTGGTCAAGCCGGAGGACAAGCAGGGACTCCTTGATGCTATGGAAGAATACCCAGGCATCGCCACATCCTTTTCCACTGCCGTGATTCGCGGGGTGGGCATTTCCGCAGACCTGGGAAACTAGGGGAGCCGCCGGATGCCATCAGCCAGGGGGACGCGCTTATCCGCCACTGGCTCCATTGCGAGCCGGAGGATGAGCTTGAGGCATGGCGCGAGCAGGTTCGCCAGGCTTTCTGGCTGGAAAAGCGCATCTTCACCTCCCTTGCCAAAACCATCCACGGCGAAAAAGCGGTGAAGAAGTAAATGGAAGCTTTTAAGGTTTTTGCCACGTTGTCGCTGGTTGACCTGATGTCCAATCCCCTTGCCCGCATCAGGGCGGGCATGGATGATGTCGACCACAGCGCGGCAAGCCTTTCAAGCAGATTCGCCAATCTTGCCGCAAGCATGGCTCCGCTGGCTGTCGCTGGCGGAGCCGTGCTTGGCGCATTCGGCAAATGCGTGGCCACAGCCGCTGGCTTTGAAGACCAGATGGCGAAAGTGGGAGCCGTTTCCCGCGCATCCGCGTCCGACCTGCAAGCCCTGGAAGCCAAAGCCCGCGAGCTTGGCGCAAGCACCCAATTCACAGCAAGCCAGGTAGGCGAAGCGGAGCAGTATCTGGCGATGGCCGGATTTTCCGTGCAGGACAACATTGCCGCCCTGCCTGGCGTCCTCAACCTTGCCGCCGCCACCGCGACCGATCTTGGCCGCGCCGCTGACATCTCAAGCGATATTCTGGGCGCGTTTGGCATGAAAGCCAACGAAATGGGCCGTGTCGCCGATGTGCTGGCCATGACCTGCTCCACAGCCAACACAAATATGGAGCTTCTGGGCGAAACCATGAAATATGTCGCGCCAGTGGCCAGAACAGCGGGACTTTCCATTGAGGAAACAGCGGCTATGGCCGGGCTTTTGGGCAATGTCGGCATCAAGGGCAGCCAGGCTGGCACAACCCTCAAGGCCATGCTCAACAAGATGGCCGCGCCTGCTTCTGAAGCGAAAAAGCAGCTGGATGCCCTGGGAGTCGCCACCAGGGATGCGGCGGGCAATCTGCGCAGCCCCATACAAGTCCTGGGCGAAATGGCCGGAAAGCTCAAGACAATGGGCACTGCCGAGCAGATGGCGGCCATGAAAGCGGTTGTCGGCGAGGAGGCGGTGGCCGGCTTTGCCGAGCTTATCCAGAAAGGCGGCGTGGGGGCCATAGAGGAATACATCACAAAGCTGCGGCAGGCCGATGGCGCTTGTGATGAGATGGCCAAGACCATGAACGACACCCTTGCCGGAGACATGCGGGGTCTCGGCAGCGCCTTTGAATCCGTGCAAATCACCATTGGCAAGATTTTTATTCCCATCCTGCGCAAGGGAGCG